CGCATGTCTATTCTCCCAGATTCATGATTAACGCGATGACAAGACCGAAGCCTAGCATAGCAAGCGTTCCGATAACTACAATTGCAACTAATGGTGACATAATGTTACTCCTAGTTAGTATTTCACGCATGTCCCCCGTGTTGCTATCTGTGCGAGGCTAGTGGCTCCACCGCGTGATGTGAGGGACATGATCAAAATTCCTACTTATTCATATCAGTGACTTCCTTTGGATCCGGGCTGTATGCTCACACTGATTTGGACAACCTCCTCGGTGATTGCATAGAGCCTTTCTTGAATCTGTCGGGCCGTATGACTGTGACACTTTTTGTATCCCGCTGATCACTTCGCGGTACTTTCTACTCACGTTGCCTGCCAGTTGTCTGGTAGGTATTAGTGGGAACCCCTAGGTTCACGTTGCTGATTGGGTCGTCCGGTTTCTGTTCGACTTGGAGCTATCTTAGCATGGATTGCTGAGGCGTACATACGTATGAATACCTAGTGATGCAAATAAGATGTACGGTGTGCATGATATGCTAGCGGGTAAGCGTATCGTGTGCGAAATTAATTTCATTGGTGCAATGGTGTGCCCCTAGCAGTGGGCAATGGTGTGCCACTGACTGTGGTCAATGGTGTGCCTGACAGTAGGGCATGACACCCCTCGCTGTGTCCGATGTGTGCCGTGTATGGTGTCCGGTGTGGTGCCATGATGTGGCATGATGTGATGCGATGGAGCGGTGCGATGGTGCGGTGCAATGATGTGGCATGATACAATGTGTTGGCATGATGTGTGCCATGATGTGCAATGGTGTGCAATGATGTGGCATGATGTGTGCCATGACCTGATGTGTTGGCATAGAGTGTGACACAATGCAGCACCCAGCAGCGCATTCACCCTCGTCCAAACATGTAGCCGATGGCGACACGTAGCTTATGACGACATGTGCGTAACCTGTGGATAACCCTGTGGATAACCTGTGGATAACCCTGTGGATAACCCTGTGGATAACCTGTGGACAAGCTGTGCATAAGGGGGGGTGGCGGCTGTGGATAACTTCGCGCGCTTTAAGGTGCCGGATGTGTATACGAGAGAGCAATTTAGACACTTAATACCCCTAATTAGTACCCGTATGTTAGCGACCACTAACTTCTTAGTAATCAATAAGATACAGTGTATCATTGTGGCCGGATATGACCCCCCTAAAGGGACGCCTGTGGAACACTCCGTGGAACACTGTTGGCTGACAGCTAGAGACACGTAATGCACCCCCTCTGTAGGCGTAGTGACCACTAACATAAACGCACGTCGACATAAAGCGTAGTGGACACTAACCTCTCGGCCCCCTGATACCAAGGCCTGACAAACAGTTAGCGAATTCTCTTGACTTTCAGGACAATATGTGCTATAATGACACATCTCTTGAGTAGAGAGACACATCAGACAGACATCAACGCTCTACTACTAATGATTGGCTTGTAGTAGTTCTAGACGTTAATGACATCCAACGCTCCTCTCCACTGACAAACAGCTAGGAGCTATAGCGTAACTAAGGGGGACTCCCACATGAAGACTAAGACTTGCTCTATCTGCTTGACAGAGAAGCCCATTACAGAATTCCATAACATAGCCCTTGGTGTCACGACCCGTGGGTGTGTTGTGTGTGTCAAGAAGCCCGTGGTCATTGCAAATGCCTTGTAACGAATCGGACGCCCACCCTACCCCTCCTGCTGTCTCAGACGCTCCCCTCGTCAAAGATAGCCACAGGGTCGGGCGTCCACCTAAACCAAAGAAGCGGGGCGTTGGAAGGCCTAAAGGCAACAGCGCCATCTTAGCTGAGTATCAGGAGCGTATGCTTAATAGCCCTAAGAGCCGTAAGGTTTTAGACAAGCTATTTGATATAGCCCTTGATGACGAACATAAACATCAGGCAGTGTGCATTAAGCTAGTAGTAGATCGCATCGTGCCTATGAGTCACTTAGAACGGGAGAAAGGCGGTGGGATATCCGGAATTACTATTACAATGGCTTCTGCTGGCGGCGATGTCAACATCAACACAGGCAGCGATGCCGAGGACGAACGAGACATTACAGACTACGCAGAGGACATTACAGATGGCGAATAAACCACAGCATGGCTGGCCCCTGACGCCATCATTCGAGAGATATCTTAAGCTGAACGAGAATGACGTTCTACTTGAGAGCATGAAAGGAAACAGAAGGCTACAGAAGGTGCGTGGCCCCAGCCCTGAGAAGGGCACTGACACAGTGGGCTTTGGTCACAAGATGACACAGGAAGAGCATGACAGCGGCTTCATCAATGGTGTCAGAGTGTCTTCGTACACCCGTGAGGACATCAACAGGCTGTTCCAGAGAGATCAGTCCCGTATCTGGGAACGTCTCAGCAAGAAGGTGCAGAGTGAGCATAAGACAAGCCTGAAGAGCCTGAGCATTAGACAGCGAGAGATGCTGTTCGACTTTGAATACAACGTGTCCAACGGAGTAACAGCGTTCCCTAAGTTCACTACAGCTGTTGTCAAAGGGGATTACGCCACAGCCCTGATGGAAAGCAAGCGTCACTACACAGATGCCGACACAGGAGAGAAAGCAGAGCTTACTAAGAGGAATCAGCAGTTTGCTGCTCAGTTCTATAATGAAGCTGCTCGCAAGGGAGACTACACCTCTGAGGAAGCACAGGCGTCCTCCATAGACACTATAGACCTTATACGTAAGGGAGAAGGCGAAGAGGCTCTTACAGCAGCTGCTAGGGCAATGCCTTCTAATACAGCAGAAGAAGCATCGTTGCAGAGAAACGCCGTAGCTCAGGAAGCTAAGGTGGAAGCAGCAGCAGCCCCACAGCAGCAGGAACAGGCTCCACAGGCTCCACAGGCCCTAGCGTCTAACATGCCTGCTCCCGATATAGACCTCGGTGGTATGCTCAGCAAGGAATATACCGCGCCCTCTGGAGAGAAGGGGATGCTTAGCCCATTAGGAGGCGGAGCTACAGGCCAGCTAAGCAGCACTAACGAACAACACACATCAGTAGGAAGTACGGCATAGGGGAAACATGAGCAACAAGAGCTTTGAGATCAGTTTAACGCCTTGGCAACAGCACGTATGGGAGGACACAACGCGCTTTAAGGTGGTGGCAGCAGGTAGACGGACGGGGAAGAGCCGATTAGCGGCAAACATCCTCATCTATAAGGCGCTAACATGCCCTACTAAGACTGCTAAGGTGTTCTACGTGGCCCCAACACAGGGTCAGGCTAAGGACATCATGTGGGAATTGATACAGGAGATCGCGGGAGACCTCGTTGAAACCTGTCACAAGAACGATGTCACGATTACGCTGAAGAATGGCGTTGTGATTGCTCTGAAGGGCGCTGATAGGCCACAAACCATGCGTGGTGTCAGTCTCTGGTACGTTGTGTTGGACGAATACGCCGACATTAAGCCGGATGTATGGGAGACAATCCTCCTGCCAGCCCTGTCAGATCACGACGGACACGCTTTGTTCATCGGAACGCCTATGGGACGTAATCACTTCTACGAATTGTACAAGGATGCGGAACATGGGGACGATCCAGACTTCACAGCGTTCCATTACACGTCATACGACAACCCGTTCCTAAGTAGGGACAACATAGAACGCGCTAAGCGCAGTATGTCCACCCATAACTTCCATCAGGAGTACATGGCGTCCTTTGAAAGCACCGGAGGCCGTATATTTAACAGCGATTGGATAGATATCGTGGAAGAAGGGCCGTCAACTGGCGGAGAATACTACATAGCGGTTGACCCTGCTGGCTTTAAGGCCGAGGGCGGCAAGCAAACCAAGAACACAAAGCTCGATGACACAGCTATTTGCATTGTACAAGTAGGAGCGGACGGTAAGTGGTACGTTGTAGACATAGTATCAGGACGCTGGACTCTCGGAGAAACTGCGGACAAGATATTCGACACATGTCGCAAGTATAACCCACAGCGGGTAGGCATAGAGAGGGGCATAGCACAGCAAGCCCTTCTGCCTACACTACAAGACCTAATGCGGAAGTCAGGGCAGTACCTGAACTTTGAGCTGCTCACACACGGCAACGCTAACAAG